TTATGCCCAGAAACGACTTGTGGTAGCACTAAAATGGTAATGAAGAAATGTTTTTTAATTGATAAAAAATTATCAACAAAAGATATTGATATATCAAATAATCAAATACCAAAAATTAAAATGATATTGAATATGTTAGAAGCTGGTGCTACCGAAGAATACATCATGAAAAATGTTAAAAATAGTAAAATTATTTTAACATCAATTAAATTAGAAAAAATAATAGACTTTATATAATGACAAAATTAAAATTAAAAATACAGTTATTAATAATTAGATTATATATAATTACACGAAATAAAATGTTACTTGATATATTGAGCAGAGGCAATTATTAATATATACATTACCGATATGAAATTAAAATTAGAAGAATATTATAAATATAAATTAAAAAATAGAAAATTTGATGATGTTTTATATTTCAAATTTATCACATTGTTCATTGATTATCTATTAATAAATAATATTTATGTTAATATTAACGATGAATGTCAAATAATTGATATACCAAATAATCAAAAAGAAACATTTTTAAAATTATTTTTTTTTTATAATGTAGAAGATATTAATAATCAAGATGAAATTGATGATTGTTTAGAAATTATAAAAATGTTTATATATGTATAGTAGTGAAGAAGATTAACTGATATTACTTCTTAATAACATCTTGTAGTTTTTTTATTAAAAATTTAAATAAACTGAATCCTAATATTTGTTCAATAGATTTGTCACTGCTAATCAGCTCTTTAACAACTATGAAACTAACAAGTGTTTTTGTTACTAATGTTGCATCAAATCCAAAATATAAGCTAACAGCGTGAACAATAATAAGTGCTATACTATATGTTGATATTTTATAAAACAATAAATCAAATTTTTGTTCATCATATTTAATATTTTCTTTTTTGTTTGCAATTAATGTCAATAAAGTATCTGCTATTACCATTGATATAATAATATAGAAACTTATCATTAAAGGTGTAAAAAATGTTATTAACACAGCACATAATTTACTAATAAATTCAAAAAAGTAATTCAATTTCATTTTAGTATTTATTTATATATTTTTTTATATATTTTTTAATAGGAAAAACAACTTTATTAATATATAAAATAAACTAAATATTATTAAATGAATTATTGGGATGAAGCTGTGAACGGAACAAGAATTATAAAATGGGTTAAAAATCAATTAAAATATGATGATATATATCAAGATGTACAATTAATTATAGATAATTTTTTAAAATTAAATGTAAGAGATAAAGATTTAATTCAAGATATACACCAAACTATACATATTCAAGTATTTGAATATAAAGATAAAATTGATATAAATAAAAAAACACTACCAATATTGACACAAATAATTAAGGGTAAAGGTAATCAATATATACAATATTATAACGAAAGAAAAAATAGAAATATTGAATTTGATGGTATAAAAAATGATGTAGAAGATATAGAATATGATCAAATAACAGATAATATATTTAATAGAATAGATGTTTTAAAAAATAATTTTGATGATGTTAAGAGAAATATATTTAAATTATACTTTGAAGATAATTTCACAGTACATAAAATATCAAAAAAATATAAAATACCAACAGAATTCGTTGAAAAAACAATTGATGATATAATGTATACTATATTACATCATTTTAAAAATGAAAATTTATTTTTTGATGAAAGATTTAAAAAAATAAGTGAAATTAGAAAATTATACTATACTATGGATTCTTTAACTGAAGAAATAAATTGTCATAAATTACAAATTAAAGATATTAGAAGTAGATATTATATCAAACTTAATAAATCAAAAGTAAAATATAAGCCCCAGAAACAATTTAAAAAGAACAACAACTACATATAATATGGAAAATAAAATTAGAGAAAAAGAAATTCATAACGAATTAAAAACACTTTTAGATGGTGTTACAATATCAATTAACTATCAACAGAAAATAGAAATGTTTAGATTATATAATGAGTTATATCAAGATAAACAAAATAATTTAAACTGTTCTTCTTGTGTGAAATTAGTCTATAATAGATGTAAATCGTTTATTGATAATTATAAAGAAGATGAAATATTCACACCTTCAACAACTATTGAATTTGTAAATAAACCAAGAAAAAAAACAAAATATTAGGAAATATAGAATAATTTTATTATATTAATAATATGGAAACAATAGCGAACAACAAAGCAGCTCTTAACTGCGTAGAAATATGGAAAGATATAGTTGGTTACGAAGGAATGTATCAAGTAAGTAATTTGGGTCGTGTAAAGAGCTTAAATTACAATAGAACTGGTAAAGAAAATATTTTATCAACATCTAAAAATAAAGGTTATTTTAATGTTGTTTTATCTAAAAAAGGATTTAAACCTTTTACTGTTAGAACTCATAGATTAGTAGCTGAAGCCTTTATTCCAAACCCACAAAACAAACCACAAGTGAATCATATTGATGGTAATAAATTAAATAATAATATTGAAAATCTTGAATGGAATACAGCAAGTGAAAATCAACAACACGCATATGATACTGGTTTAAAAATATCAAATTGGTTAAATAAAAAAGGTAAAGAAAATCATTTATCAAAAATAATATATCAATATACAAAAGATTTACAATTTATTAAAAAATGGTATTGTATAATGGATGCTGTAAGAGAATTAAATATTAAACATAGTAATATATCACGATGTGTTAATGGTAAAAGAAAATCAACAGGTGGCTTCCGTTGGTCTTATACTAAATTATAACGGTTTATCATAATTTGTTTTACAATCATTACTACCATTAAAAAAGAAAATCTCACTTGTATAACTATATTTAGAAGATTGTATATTATAGCCATCACTTAAACTATATTCTGGATATAAAGTTGGATTTTGTCTTATAAAATCAAGTACTTGCTCACCATAAAATTCAGCTCTTGATATAGCTTGATTTTTTAAGAAATTAATTTCAGCTAATGTTGATGATATTGTATTTTCACTGTTTAATTGATTTATTCCTTTATTTGTATATTTCAAACTTATAAATGGAATAGAATATCCATAGCAGCCCCACGAAATTTGATAACTTAACTTATTTAATAAATTAATATCATCACTTGTTAAAGTTGAAGCTATTATTCTATCACATAATCTCTTATATAATAAATAACCAATTGAGTTTTGTACTACAATGTCTTGGTAAGCTATAATGTGTTGTCTTAATTCGCTTAAATCAACATTGTTTAATATTGGTGTTGTTGTTTTTAAAAATGTTTCATCTATAAAAAGTGCTTTATTCATTGTTTGTATTATTATTTTTATTTTCAATTGTATTAGCGTTTAAAGCAGCATAACCAATCTTCTCTCTTAATTCATCTTGTGTTAATATTTCTTTTAACAAAGATTCAGAATAACTAAATTCAATTATTGTTTGATCAACAAATTCTATACTTACTCTTTCATCTATATATTTTAGTAATGTATTAATAGAAAATTCTAATTTGTTCTGTATTGGCTCAATTACACTTTTCTGATATATCTTATAACTATTCATTAATTCTTCACCAGAGAAGCTAATACCATCCGATTTTATACCCATTATCATTGGATTAGTTATTCGATTCGCTGATAATATATTTTGAATAATAGTATTATTTAATTCAATATACATTTTATCAAGATTCGATGCTTCGATTACATCTATTTGTGGTACAGTATCAGCGTTATCTGCAAACATAACTAATATCTTACCAGCATTTGAACTACCAGTATATTCTTGAACTAAACTATCTGCTATTTTCTTTTTCTTTTCTGGATCTAGATTACCATTTTTTAATGTAATAGCTAAACTTGGTTGCATACCATTTTGTATAACACTTAAATAATATTGTGCTAATTCTACTTCACATTTAACATAATTAAAAGCAGAATACCAATCTGGAATACCATAATAATAACTACCAACTCTATTATTTTTAAAATGATATATCTGGTGATTATTTGATTTAACATCAGAGTTGAAAACATCTAATTCAACACTACCTTTATTTGAATATTGATTAAAACCATTATCATTATATAAAATACTCATAGGATGATTCATTACAACTTTACCAACACGACATTTTTCTTGTGGTAAATGATTTATTTGTACTATTTTAGTGTGGTTATCATTCCAAATTATTTCTAAAAAATATTGTCCAGATAAATTATAATCTGCTACTATTTTTTCAATTAAATCTTGTGTTGTACAATATGAACTTAAATTATTAATTTTAGCATTGATATATTTTTTTGATATATCATCTATATCATCTTTAAAAGTTAAAATGAAACCATTACCAAAAGTCATTTGATTTTTAGATTCTATTATTGCGGATAGTAAAGATGCACTATTATATAAGGCAACTACTTCTTCTGGAAATTTATTATTATCACCAAAGCTAACATATCCTTTTTTTGTTTGTTTAATTGAAGGTAATTCAGCTTTTGCAAAATTTATTACTTGTATATCCATTTTTATTATTTATTTTATTTTTATATATTAAATGTTTGATTGTGTCCAATAAAAAAAAGAAACATCTGGTGAATATGTATAATATATTATTGGATCATTATTATCATCTGTTATTTGAGCTATACCCTTCTCTATTAAATTTGATGATGTACCAGTTGTTATAATATAATTATACATACCTTCTTGAAAATTATTTAATAAAATATCAGTTATAACAAATGTTGAATAGTTTGATGCTGTACCACTATTTAATATATTATTAATATTATATTGTTGTTTATTAGTTTGGTTAGTAAATTCTATATCAATTGTAGTATAATTTGCATATATACTGATATAATTATCTATATTTTTGTCTAATGATAACATAATTTAATCTTTTTAGTATATATTTTTATTTAATTTATTTGAAATAAAACAAAAAAAGGAGTAGTAAAATTACCACTCCTTTTTAACTTATTAATTACTAATATTTAATTTAATATAAATTATCTACGATTATTGGATCAACAGAATAAGCAAGTGTAGGCTCTTCTGCTTTAATAGTTACTTGATAACCATTTGCATCTGTTCTTTTCTCGCCCGAATTCGACATACCTTCTGTTAAATATAATCCACTTTCATATCCAGATAACCAGTAATTATCATTAAAATCTTTTACAATCGCTACCATTTCTGATATTGATATTGTTCTAACTATATTACGTTTAGTATTATCTGTTTTAGTGAAATTCATTTTAATTTCTTGTTCTACGAAACTTGTTCCATTCTCAACTGAATTAGTTATCTTCTGATTGAAATAGCCTGTGTTCTTGTTCGAGGTAAAAGCATAAAAGCTTGAACCAGTTGCCATTGTGATGGCTGTTACAACAGATGTAGTTGCATTGATAGTTACAGCAGTAATGTTCTCACGATTAGTTAATAAAACTAATTGAACACCACCTGAATTATCTAAACAACCTTGTACTGTTATACCACTATTTATTATACAGCTCATATTATTTTCTTTTTATTTTTATTTTTTTAGAAAAATGGGTGATATATTTCAACCACCCATTTTATTTTTTTTTAATTAGATTTTGAACCAGCTAACCATTGTAGGGAATGCAATTTGGAAACCAATTGAATAATCAACTGCCATTCTTACTTCACGGTTATCTTGTGAATACCACATATCTAATGCTTGGTAATCTGTTATATCACCTAATCCCATTACGAAGTTTCCAGCGAATGATCCAACAAAGTTAGATGTACCTGCAAGACCTGGTACTGCTACCAATTTAACATTAGAACCACCGATTAACATAGAATAAGTATCGTTATCTGCTGAATAATGATATAAGTTAGCATTTTTCAAAGCTTGTACATATAATCTAAAATTAGCATATGATGTAAAGATAACTAAATCGTCACGATCAGCGATGTCTTCTGGAATGTTATTAACAACTGAATCAACGATTGATATAACATTTGATACTGTTACTGAACCTGTGATACCTAATGTAGAATTTGGTAATACTGCACCTGAACCTGTACCTAAAGCTGCTACGAAACCATTAGCTAATGCTAAATAAGAACCTGTACCAGTTAATTTGTTACCCTGCCAAGCTAATACATCATTTGATTTAGCTATTTCTTTTACTTTAGCTTCAACGATAACTGCTTCTGCTGGAACTGTTTGGTCACCACCTTTACGGCTTGCTGACATTTGCTCTGATGCCCAATATGAACGTAATGTTTCTGGACAAATTGCTTCATTGTACTTAATAGGATCAATTGAAATTGTACGTTGAGTTAAATAAGTAGTACCTTGCGCATCCCATCCGCAACCACCAACTTGTAAAGAACTACCTAATGTTCCAAAGTTTAATTGATTTAAAGCTTGACTATTACCTGTCATTGGTACGATTGTAATGTAATCGGCTGTACGAAAGCCTGCGATTGCAGCATATTGTAAGTCGCTGTTTTGTTTAACATAAGTTGATAAACCTGAAAGATTTAATGACATAATTTTATATTTTTATTTTTATTTTCTTTATATATTTTTTTGATGTTTTTTTTGGAATATCATTTTAATATATTATATTGTATATTATAATTTTTAATATATAAAATATGAAAGAAATAATATTAACACAAGGAAAAGTAACACAAGTTGATGATGAAGATTATGAATATTTAATACAATGGAAATGGTGTGCTCATAAAAACAATAAAAATAGTAATACTTTTTATTGTTTGAGAAATAATAAAATTTTAAAAAACAAGTATAAAACATATTTAATGCATCGTGATATACTAGAAAGAATGTTAGGTCATAATAATTTTGAAATGGTTGATCATATTGATGGTGATGGTTTAAATAATCAAAGAAGTAATTTAAGACCTGCTACAAGACAACAAAACAGTTGTAATAAAAAAGCTATTAGAAATAAATATAAAGGTGTTTATATATTTAGAAATTATTATATGTCTAATATAACATATAATAAAAAAAACATACATTTAGGTCAATTCAACACACAAGAAGCAGCAGCAGAAGCTTATAATAAAAAAGCAATTGAATTATTTGGTGAATATGCAAAATTAAATGAAATAAAAAAGGTTTGATATATTTCTATATCAAACCTTTTCATTATAATTATTTTTATTAATTATTTTACTTTTGATCTTGCTGTTGCAAATGCTGCTTTCAAACCTTCATATCTTCCAGTTTTTATATCATCTGTTTTTACTTCTGTTGTTTCAAATAAACTTTTAACATCTGTTTTACCTTCAAGCATAAACTTTTCAATTTTTTCAAATTTATCATTATTTATATTTATACCAGCTATCATTTCTTCTAATGCTATTACACGTGCTGTTAAATCATCAATAAGTTTTTGTGTGTCAATTAAAGGTTCATCTTCTACTATAACTTCTTCTGCTTGTTCTACTTCAACTTCTACAATTTCTTCTTCTGGTAATTCAACTTCTTCTGTTGGCATATCAACTATTGAACCATTAAGTACATTAATCATTGTTGTTGATTCATCAGAATTTTTAATTTCGTATATACCATCTGGAATTTGAACATCTGGTAACATTTTAATCATAGAACCTACTTCTAATGTATCAGTGTCAGTTACTAATATATTACCATCTGTTGTTGTAAATTGAGTTGTATATTCTAATTTAACAACTTCTTCTTTTTTAAATATTTTAAACATCTTTATATTTTTTTATTTTTATTATATATTTTAATTATAAAATTTCAAAAGTAATATTTGGAAAATCAATAATTAATTTGTTAAATACAAAAGCTTCTATTGAATCAAAATCACTTGGTAATGAATTTGAATATGTATAGTTAGTTAATGTAGTTATAACATCAATATGATTAGTTATAATTGGTGTTATAACCTCGGTTGTAACTGTTGTAATAACTTCTGTTGGTGTTATTACTTCAACTTCATC